CGCTGCCATGGCACGCTACCGGAACACCCCGCAGGCGCTGCTGGATCAGCTCAAAGCAAGCAAGGATGAGCCGACCGAGCCCGTTGTAAATGAGCCCGAAAACGAGCCAGATGCACCGCAGCCGGCAGCCAGTGATTCGACAGCCTTAGCCTTGATGATCACCCAGGCCTGTGCCAAGGCTGGTATCAGCAACCTAGTCGAGCCGCTGATCGCCTCGACCAAGCTCGCGGACGAAGCCACTGTGCAGGCGGCCCTTACCCGCGCCAAGGCCGTGCGGGATCTTTGTGTCGCAGCACGTTTGCCCGAGATGACCGGTGAGTACGTCCAGGCCGGCTTGGACGCGACCGCAGTACGGGCGCGTCTGTTCGACAAGCTGGTCGGCAGCGGCAAGGGCTTCGAGATCGACAACAGCCTGCCTCCAGCAGATGACCTGCCGGAGAAGGTCCAGGCGAAAGCACCTAACCCCAGCAGCATCTGGGCTGCCCGTCGGCAGGCCACACAACCCCGTCCCGGCCAAGGAGCCTGAACATGAGCAAAACCTACGTAGAGCCGGTACATGCCGGCGAATTCCTCCTGTCCGAGGGCGCCGGCAAGATCTCCCGCGAAGTGATCGAGCTGGCCCCCGGCGAGGCCTTGGTGGCCGGCCAGGTGCTCGGCCAGCTCACGGCCAGCGGGCAGTTTGCCCCGTACAGCCCCGAAGCTGAGGACGGCAGCGAGACGGCCAAGTGCATCCTGTTTGCCTCGGTTGCGTCTTCCGATGTGGTGCGCCGGGGACGTGCTGTCGTGCGTCTGGCTGAAGTGAGTGAGGCGCTGCTGAGCGGCCTCGATCCTGACGGCGAGAAGGCCCTGGCGGCCCAGTTCATCATCGTTCGCTGATAGCGAATCTACTTTGTTCCAGCCCCGCCCTGTGCGGGGCTTTTTATTTCTGGAGGGCCTTCATGGCTGCTATCGAGATTTTTGAAGACGACGCGTTCAGTGTCCCTGCGCTTACCGCTGCGATCAACGAACAGCCCTTTGTGCCAGGCCGTCTGGCAGAACTTGGACTGTTCGAGGAGGAGGGCGTTACCACCCTGACCGTCCAGGTCGAAAAGGACGGCGAGACCCTGGCCCTTGTGCCAGCGGGTGAACGTGGTACTTCGGGCTTGGTGGTCAACGGCAGCAAGCGGATCTTGCTTCCCTTCAACACCGTGCACCTCCCCGAACGCTTTGCCATCAAGGCAGATGAGATCCAGGGTATCCGTGCCTTCGGCCAGCAGACCGAGCTGCAGGCGGTCCAGGATGTCGTCAACAAGCGCTTGGCTAAAGCCCGACGTCAGCTGGATGCAACGCATGAATTCCACCGCATGGGTGCGTTAAATGGTTACGTGATGGATGCCGATGGGCGTACGGTGTTGCTCGATATCTATGATCGTTTTGGACTCAAGCCGATCGAGATTGAGATGGAACTGGCAAGCGCAGGTACCGATGTCCGCGTGAAGTGCGTGGACGCACTGGATGCCCAAGAGGAAGCGCTTGGAGCGACTACCAGCAACGGTGCTCGAGCGTTCTGCGGCAAAAACTTCTGGCGAGCGCTTATCGCGCACCAGAGCGTGAAGAAAACCTATGAGGGTACTCAGTACGCTGCTGCGCTCCGTGCCGATGGCCGCGAATCGTTTGAGTTCGGTGGGATCACTTGGGAACGTTACCGTGGAAAGGTCGCGGGAATTGCCTTCGTGCCTGACGACGAAGCACGTCTGGTGCCGGACGGCGTGCCAGGGCTGTGCATCACGCGCTTCGCTCCAGCTGACTATATGGACACGGTCAATACTGAAGGCCTGCCGTACTACAGCCAACTGGAGATGATGCAGTTCAAGAAAGGGGTGGCCGGTGAAGCTCAGTCGAACCCGCTCCACCTGGTGACCCGCCCCCGCGCAATCATTCGCTTGAAACGCTGACCATGGGCTTCCGGGATCTGATTGTCGATATCGATGACACCGTGTTTGAGGTGTTGGGCGATACGGCTTTGATCGAGGGGCGGGAGGTGGTGGGTATGTTTTCGGCGCCTTGGCTGCAACCCAAGCTTGGTCAGATCAATACCGGCCTACGTGAGCCGCATTTCGTCATCCGGGTTTGCGATAGCTCGGATGTCGTTACGCGGCAACTCGTGGTGGTTGATCTTCCGCCCGAAGATGGTGGCGGGAATTTCACTATCGCCCGAATTGAGCCTGGTGGCGACGGGCTTGTAACCCTGGTGCTGAGGAAATCGGCATGAGTGTAGGCAGTTACCAGAAACAGTCGTCTAGTTCGGGACTCATTACGCTGCAGGCGAACGCACAGCAGGCTTCAAACTTCGCTAAATTCGCAGCTTTGATGCCGAAAGCCATCAAGGCAGCTGAACGACGGGCAATCAATAAGACCATTCGTTGGTTGCGCACGCATATGGCCAGATCGGTGAGCCAACAAGAGCGAATCGCGGTTACGGCGGTCCGTCAGCGCTTGAGAGCTTTCCCAGTGGCCAGCAATGGCCAAGGCAAGCTCTGGTTCGGTTTGAATCCCATCGAAGCCAGTCGAGCAGGCCGCCCTCGACAATCCCGCACGGGTGTGTCCGTTGCCGGGCGTTCTTATCAGGGTGCTTTCTTTCGGACGGTGTACGGCAGCAAGCCGGATATCTGGATCCGTACTGCCAGTAAGCACTTCAATGCTGATGATTATCCCACCAGCGAAATCTCTGCCAGAGGCGGCGTGAGTTCAGGGTGGGTAGGTGAAAACGGCAGCCGATTCCCATTGGCTAAGGCGAAAATCTCGCTGGAAGAGGTGAGGCCACATTTCGAGTCATGGACGAGGAAGGCGCATCATCGGTTGCTTGAGGTGATGGAGCAGGAGTTGAACTTCGAGCTGTTGAAGTATCTACGGAGATTAGGCAATGGATGATGATCCGATACCTCTTGAGCAGCTCTATGCCGCTATCGAGCAACATATCAAAGACGCCATTCCAGGGCTGGCGTACGTCGGTACCATGCCTGACGGGATTGAGGTAGTTCCACCTCCGGCCGTTGTACTGGAATTGGCCGGATTCGACCGTGTGGATATGGATCCGGGTACTGGCGAGGCTGCTGTGGAGGCGCGTTTTGAGGCCCGTGCAATTGTCCCGGTAGAGGAGAAAAACTGCCTTCACGTTGCTGCCTTCGTTGCCGCGCAGCTTGCGGTTCTACTTCGTGGGCAATCGTGGGGGCTCCCTGTCGGGTTTTCTGAGTTTGTTCGTGCAGAGCGTGACTGGAGCCGTCCTGAGCTGGATATCTTCGCGGTCTGGGTCGTCGAATGGACTCAGGTCATCTATCTCGGGGAAGAGGAGTGGCCGTGGCCCACTGAGCTCGGCCCGGCCGCTACAGGCACTACTGGAAGCGGGAGACCGCTTTCCGAAGGTTATGTCGAGATCGAGAGGATTCCGGATGAGCTACCCGTTGGCTGAGCACGACCGGATGATTGCCGGCATGATCCGAAAGTGCCGGGTCGTGGCGCTCGACCTGGCCGCCGATCCGCCGGTGTGCCGGGTTTCGGATGGCGAATGGACCAGCGCCTGGGTGCGCTGGCACAGCCTGGGTGCTTCACCTGGTGCGCGGCACTGGCTTGCCCCTGGCATTCATGAGCAGGGGGTGTTGATCAGTACCAGCGGCGATGTAAGCCAGGGCACATTCCTGCCGGGGCTGTACAGCGGCCCTGCGCCTGCGCCGGATGACCGCGCCCATGTCCAGCGCTGGCTGTTCGAGGACGGCGGTTCGCTGACCTATGACTGGCAGGCCAAGCGCTACAGCATCGAGCTGCCGGCCGGCCAGGTGGATATCAAGGTGGGTGGGTCGGTCGTTAACGTAACGGAGTCGGCCATTGAGGCGATGGCGCCCATGCTGCGTTTCACCGGGCCGATGCTGATTCAAGGCGCGTTACGCGTAACGGGCGATATCTACGGTGACGCCCGAATCATCGACACGGCCGGCAACACCGCCAACCACAAGCACTGATTCACAGCGGGCGGGCGCTCATGCGCCGCAGCCCTGATAACTACCAGCCCGCCGCGCGCGGGTTTTTTCATGCCTGGAGGAAACC